GAATCCAAAACGCATGTGACCACCGACATATGTATCCAAACTGATTTTCAGCTTGCCAATGTAAAATGATCGGTTAAAGAACTGTTTAAAACGTGTCCAGCGTGATTCTACTGATGGTTTGTTTGATGGTGGAATAAACTGTGATTTTTTCAAAATAACTCCTAGTCATTATCGTAAACGTCCTCATGATAGGCGTAACGATATTCATCTTCTTCAAGATCTGCTTCATGTGACAACCGTGCGCATTCTTCTGATTGGCTATCACGTTTTTGGATTTCAAACTCAACTTCGCGCATGAAGTCTGGGTGTTTTTCGTGAATCCATTCCTGATTTGTTACCCATTCTAAATAGCCATCATCAATAGTTTCAATAGCTTGGCCCTTGTGTTTGCCAAATGGCACAATCAATGGGTCAACGATATTGTCATAGACGGCTTTACCTAGCTTCATTAGATTTGCTCCGAACCATTGTGCGATGCTGTCAATGCAAACTCACCATAATTCACTTCAACATAATCAATAGGGCTTGAGCCATCTTCATATTGAAGAGTATCAAGATATTCTGTAAATTTTTCCATAGCTGCGTGATGATCTTCTGATTCATTCCATCCAAGTTTTGAACCGCACGGAACCACGACGAAAGTCTGGTATCCATTCATTCCAGCACCAGTGATCAATGTGACATTGTTTTTATCAAAGGTCTTCATGGCTTTTTTGTGCGCTGATTTTAATTTCTTTGAATCAAAGCTAGTTACTAGCAATGCTTTGTGTTGAATCATTCCCATTAGTCAATCTCCACTTCTTCCTCAAGGGCTTCTTCAGCTTTGGCCTTAACCTCTTCGATTTCAGGCTCTTTCTCAATCTTCTTCTTTTTAATTGCTTTTGTCAAGCGTTCCTGACGAGCAGCTAATTCATCTTCTTTAGTCTTAATGTATTTTTCTTGGGCTTCGACAGCCATATCAAGAATGTGCAAAAGAACATTGGTGTCTTTCACATGTCCACCAGGCAATGAGTCATTCTCCCAAAATGGAGGCATTTCAATTACTCGTTGTTCAAGTTCGGCCAGTGCGAATGCTTGTTGACGGATTGATTCTTGCGCAAGATGTGAATTAGAGCCAAGCAAATCTCTATAGCGTTTATCAGCAGCGATCATTTCAAGCGGTGACAATAGGCATTTTACTTTAAACGTGCCCATGTATGAGTCTTTGCTGTGTTTACCAACAATATTTACTGAGAATGTTGCTGTTTGTTCAATAAATTCCATTAGTTACTCCTTGGAACGAGATCACAAATAATCAGATTTACTTTATCAACTTGTTCGAGGAACTCACATTCCTTTGGCCAAACTCGCTCATTTACCTTTGTTTCATAAACCAAAGTCTTCCATTTGCGAAGGAAGAAATCTTTGAGCATTTCATCTCTATCTTTAGAGATTGTGCTTAGTTGGTGCGATAGTCTACCATCGGTTTGCCAGATCATTGGCACTGGTTCAACAATGCGCCAAGCAAAACGTGTCGAGATATCAATGACAGGCATGAAGAAAACTTCCACCTTCAGAGTATCGGTTACCACAACTTTGTAAGATTCTTCAGCCATGTTGATATAATACCACAAAATTGCCCTCGTTTTGTGGTATTATACAGATGGACGTTTTTATTTGGCGCGGTGTAATTGGTTAACGGTAAATGAGCAAAGAAGAAAAGGGAACAAAACAGCCCTAAAAAATAGGTTTTGCTCACTAACATTAATCATTAATCATTAACAGGGTAGGCCAACTGCATAGGAAGACGCATAGGCGCATGCATAGGTCTTGTGTTAGGCTCTTCAAATGTAATATATGAGAGATAGACTGTTAGGTCCACGCATAGGAAGATGCATAGGTTGAGTGTTAGGCAATGCGTTTGGTCATTGCGTTTGTTTTATGGTATTATACTTGGTGAGGTTTTAATGGCTGACAAAAAAGGCACAACATACAAGGAATACTCCAACTTTTTGGACGTTGTCTTTGCTGATGATGAAGTTGCCAAACTTATTCGCGTTAGTGCATTAGAAGAATTTAATCCTGAAATGCAAGAAATCTTGAAATCACTCTACTCTTATGAAAATGGAAACGCCAAACGACTTGGTTCAATTATCAACGCGATCTTCACACAACAAAACAGTGTATTTACTTTGAGTGTGCGAATGGTCCATCGTTTGGTAAAAGCCGATCAACCAAGGCATGGCCTAGCTTCTTGTGAATTGAGTGCTTACAATGACATTGTCCACAAAGCTTTAAATCATAATGTTTTTGAAAAGATGCGCGATCAAATTGGTAAAAAAGCCGCTCTATACAAGCTGGTCCATCCTCAATGGCTAGGTGCTTTACAAAAACAAGCTGGTAAAGAACTACTATTGGCCAAAGAACACAAGTTCACTGAATGGTGGGATGCCACAAGCGAAGAAAGTGATTCAATTCAAAAACCTGAGCGTGTTTTGACTGAAGAACAAAAAGAAGCTAGGAGGATTGCTGATGACATCTTCAAGCGTAAATAAAATGGATGAAAACGACGTATTCAATCGTTGGATTGCTGATGTTCGCGAAGATATGGGCTCGCGCTTCGGCTATCAAGATCGAAAGCTGCACCTTGAAAACCTGATGGGGTATTTAAAGATGCATAATATTCCAATGGATGATGCCATGTTCTTAAAAAAGCGCGTGGTTGAAACATTGGTTACAAAAGAAGGAATGAAGGGCAAAGGCAAACACAGCGGTTGGAAAGAAAACACCGAAGCTGATTTTGATGACGCCATTCAAAAGACCTACGTTCCTGGTTTGGTTGAGTCAAACATTCGACCAACTAAGACAGCCCAAGGTTATGACCCAAATATCATGGCGTGGATTAAAGCCAAGTATCCACAAGGCGTGCGCGAAGACTTTATCATTGCTGCTCACCAACCAATGCATTTTCTTTGGCTGATGTTTATTAAAGATCACTTCAAAAGGGAGAATTTATGAGTTTTATTGACAACATGTGGGCTAACCACCGCACAGCAACGATTGTTCTGGGTGTGATTCTATTTCCCATTGCAATTGCGATCATTGGATTGAAAATCTACATGACTATGAATATGGCCGCAGCAGACAAGTCAATCAAAGAAGCTCAGAAGGCAGACGATGGCTTGAAAGCTCAAGAAGATGCATTGAAAGCCCAGGCTGGTGCTGCATTGGTTGACGCTGATAAAGCTGCACAACGTCGCGAAGATCGTAAAGAGGACGGCGCTGTTGATATGGATTGGCAAAACAAACGGAAAGACTAATGCGACAAACAAAACTTCAAAAGCTAAAACAAGGCATCAAAGATTTGCAAGATCAAATTCATGCAATGCAGCTAAAGTGTAAACACCCAACACAATCTGTGGATGTTAAACATTGCGGATCAACGGGTGGATGGGATGCCGACACATACTGGACCGAAAACAGATGTAAAAAATGCGATAAGTTTTGGATTGAGGATAAATAATGGCTAAGGATTTTAAACCACCAAAACACTGGACCACATGGATGACAAGTGATATTCACTTTGGTCACCAGAACTGTATTGAATACTGTTCGCGTCCATTTGCTAACGTCGATGAATGGAAAGAAAAGTTCATTGCAACGTGGAATCGTCACGTTCGCCCTGAAGACCTTGGCATTTTTGTTGGTGATATTTTCTTTTATCATACAAAAGAACAGATGAAAGAAACGCTTTCACGCATGAACGGACGTAAGATCTTGGTTAAAGGCAATCATGACTTCGAGCATCGTATTATGATGAATGCAGGCTTTGAGTTGTCCGTGGATGAAATGGTTATGACTATTGCTGGCGAAAAAGTTACATTCTCACATTACCCTTTCCGTATGAAGCCAATGCTTAAGGCTTGGGTAAAGACTAAGGCTTTGGTAAAAAAAGGCTTGCGTTGGCTTGGCATTTCAACTACACCAATTTACTTTGAGAAATATCATACCAAGCGCCCTGTTGATCGCGGTCAGTTTCTTATTCATGGCCATACTCACAGCAAACACAAAATCAATGGCCGTGCCATTCATGTTGGTGTGGATGCGTGGGATTTCAAGCCTGTAAATATTCAAGAGATCAGTAATATGATCGCGAAGGTGAAAGCAGAAGGTCCAGTGTACATTAAATATAAAGAAAACGAGGATTAAATGAAAAAACTAATGAGTCTTGTAATGGCAGTGACCATGCTCAGCAGCTCTGCATTTGGTGCAGATTGCAAATGGGCTGATGGTGTAAAGAAACAAGAAACGGGTTATTATCTGTATACACCTGAATGCCATGGTCGAGTTGGATTGTTGGTAAAAGATAACGATGACTTCAAAACTGAGGTCGAGGCTTTACGCAAGACGATTGATCTGCAAAAGCTTGTGATTGATAAAGCCGATGAACGCACAATCTTGTGGCGTAATGAAAGTTATGAGCAGTTTGATCGTTTGCAAAAACAATCAGCCGCAAGTGAATACAACAAAGTGCTTTGGTTTGTTCTTGGTGTGGTCGTAACGTCAGCCGCTGTTTATGGCGCTGGTCAACTTAAATAGGAGATTTTATGAAAATTGCTGCAATGTTAAATGCTGAATTCCAACACTCGCTGATCGCCGTTGGTCAACAGCGAATCGATATGGCTACGGCTATGAAGCTAAAGAAAATGGTTAAACGAATCAATGAAGAAATTCAAAACTACAACGCTGTAGTTAACGATATCAAAAATCGTAACACAAATGCTGAAGGTGTTGTTGATCAAGAAGGTTTTCAAAAAGAATATGCTGAGCTGGTAAATATGGAAATCGACATTGGAACTGTCCATATCGATAAACTTGCTAGCACTACTGTGTCTGTAAAGGACCTTGAGTTGCTTGAACCAATCCTTGAGGGCCTTGACTAGTCAAGATTTCATGGATATCTTTTGGAGTTAGAAGGTTTAAATCTTTGTCGATTTTGTATCCTTCTAACTCTAGTAAACCACCGATGGCTTCAGAACAATTCTCTCCATCAGTGAGAGGATTTTTCTTCATTTTAAATGCACTGGCAATGAGAACACCAAAGTTTTGCCAAAATCCATAATCAATACCTGCGTTATCAATACAGTATTGCATGATTTGTTTGTATGAAGCATCACTTACATTTAATGTGAATGAATCAACTTCTTGTGCATGTGTACACCAACGATCAGCACCAATGAATCTAACACCAGCACCAACGGCTTCGTAAATCAATTTTCGTTCAAGGCTCGCAGCGTCAAATTTTAAATAGACGTGGCTGTAAGGCGTTGACATATACCATCTGATAGCATAGCTTCCAATGGCAAAGTTTTTCTTAGATCTAGAAAAACCAATCGTGATTGTCTTCATGTTCGTGGGATTAGAAGGAAATCTTCGATTTCATTTCTAAATTTTTTAAGTTTTTCGATTGTGAGGATTTCGTCTGGTTCAATCCGATTGATTGCTCGAATGGCAGCTTTTAAAGAACCAGAGCTAATTGCGATCATTACTGGCCGTGTGCGCTCAATGATTGTGTCAATAACATCATCATTGTAACCAGCAAGAACATTTCCAGCACCGAAACGCGCCATCATTTTAATTCCAAAATTACGACAAATCAGAATTTTATTTGCAATCTCATCTTCAATTGTGGAAATAGAAATATGGGCAGCAATAACTTGTTGAAGAGTTAGCTGCTGAGAATTGGATAATTGTGTTGCCGTGTTAACAACAAATTCATCAACAGCTAACAAGTCCATACTGATCATTGGAATTTCAGCCATTGCAATTTCATTTGTGAGCTTTTCTAAATTAAAAGCTTTTTTGAACTTATAACTAAACATTAGCCCACCCTTGTAATTTGCATGGTTCTAACCAACAGCGTCATATTACCGGCAGATCTACGACCACGAATTTCAATTGCTTGAGAACCATTGACTGTAACCGTTCCGGTTGTTCCGTAGTAATAAGTACCAGGAGTTACAGTGCTAATTGTAGTGAATGTTTTGTTTGAATTTGTAACAATTGTTCCACCTGCATAAATTGCAAGACCTAAAGTTGCACTGGAATTCGCCATTGTAATAGCTGAATCAAAAGTAACTCTATAAGTACCAGCCGGTGGTGTGATAGTCATGCTTGTAACAGCAACATCTGTTGTTGAAGTGATAATTTGAGAAGCTGTTGCAGAAACCTCTTGAGCATATGGCTTAAAGCGCGTTCTAACATCCCAAGTACCATTTGAATTTGAATTATCAAGCAAATGACAAACTGACACACCAGAAACAGCAGGTGTTGTGTCTAAAGCAGCTCCACCATTGTTTGCAACCAAAACCGTACTAGTTGTATTTCTATTTCTAATTTCATACATTTGACCAACGATAAGCGTCGTAGCATCTGGAAGTCTCATGATTTGATTTGCAGAAGTGCCCGTAACATATTGGATAGAGCTATCGGCATTTGTCAATACAGTTGTGGTGTTTGCAGAAACTGTAGTTTCAAAATCTTGAGCATGCCTAAAAGATTGTAAATTATCAACAATGCGAACCAATCCGTCTTGGCTGATTCGCATTCTTTCAACTGGTGTTGTAGCACCACTTGGAGTAGTCATAAAAATTAAACGACCAGGCATTGAACCTGCAGCAGGAACTCCATCAACTAAAGCTCTAATAGACGCTCCAGCTTGAAAGTTTACTCCATCAGAACCACGGAATTGATGTCTTCCAAGCTCATCATCTTGAAGTAAAATACCTTGAGTACCAATTGTTGTTCCGCGAGACTTTACCGAATTGAATACCGGAGCGATTGTGTCATTGCTGTATTGCACTTGCGCCATTTGCACAGATAAAACACCAATGATTTGAAATTGTGGAATTGCACCAAGACCAGTGATATCAATCGGAGATGCAGACGCACCAATAATTGTTTTACCACCTGCTGTAAAAGTAGCAGCTAACGTGTTGTTGTTAAAAATTCTAAAGTCTGTGTTTTCATAATTGCGCATCTCTGCATTGCCAGAAGCGTCAATTCCAACCTCTAGACCATCAGTTGATGCTTGACCAGTTGTGGTTCCAGCAGTAAAGCGAATATATGCACTTACACCAGTGCCTCTGTCTACATGCAATGCGCTTTGTGGTGAAGCAGGCGCATTTAAACCTAATCCTAATCGACCAGTTGTTGGGTCATAATTAAAACGAGTGTTGTCCGTTTTAGGAAAACCATTTGGGTCAGTATAAACAATTGCATTTCCGGTTAGCTGAGCTGTACCAGCCAAACGTAAAACAGGAGACCATGCTGTGTCACCAGCGCCACTTTTCACCCAAAGTCTTCCATTTGTGTTGTCGTAAATAGATGCCAATGAACCAATTGATGCTGTGATACCACTAACGGTGGGGTCTGCATCAACCTGATAAATTGAGATTTGATCTAAGGTTGCTTGTCCTGTAATTGCCATGTGCTACCTTAGCTTAGAGTGATTACTTCGTATGTAACAGTCCAAGTGATGTTGTTGTTTGCTGCGCCAGTTACTCGCATGCGAGCTGATGCGCCCGATACGTCCATTGTTCCATTCCATCCAAGCTGAGTAAGCTCTTCAGATGTAAAGTCAGTTTGCAAACTGTTAATTGTAACTGTTCCACCTACGTTTTTGAAACGAGCAGATCGTTCGTAAACTGCAGAATCACCATTGGCACCAGCAGAACCACCAGTGCGACGACCAACGATTTTGCATTTTAAATAAACTGCAGAGTCAGTTGGAACTGTAAATGAAGCAAGAGTTGTAGTTGTTGCATCAGTTGTTGCAACTTGAGCTTGGAAAATTTCCCAATTAGCATTTGAAGCACCTGCATCAGCATAACGCAAAGAACCGCGAATAATAGATGAACCAGTTACATCTAACTGACGAGCTGGAGCGGCATTGCCCAAACCTAATCGTTTGTTTGTTGTATCCCAGAAGAATGTTGCATTGTCTTGTGACAATACACCAGAGGCACCTGCAAAGATTACAGAGCCAGCAGTTTTTCCAGAAAGAGTTGCATTTACAAAGGTTGGAGAAGCGGAAACTCGAATGTCTTGAATTGCATCAATAGTAATTGAACCAGCACCATTTGTTACGGTTAAAGATGCCAAGGCACCAACAGTAATGTTTGCTGCAACAGGAGCTGCAGAAGTTGAACCAATTAATAATTGACCATTAGTCAAAGCTGCAGCTTCAACAATTGCACCACCAGATGAAACCATAATGCGATTGTTTGAAAGACTTGTACCAGAGTTAGTGCCACCACGAGCGATTGGAAGGACATTGATAACATCAGCCGAAGCCAAGTCAATTGTTCCATTTACCAAGTTACCATTAACATCAGAACGAACTACTTGAGCAGCGTTCAAAGAAGTGATGCGAGCTGCACCAGTTACATGTAATGAAACTGAAGGCGCGGCGTTACCGATACCTAATCGTTTGTTGGTGTTATCCCAATGAAAATTTGTATCAGAACCAATTTGGCTAGTTGATGTCCAAAAAGAAACTTTAGAGGCAACACCAGAGCCCATGGCAAAAGTGTCGGAAACATCAGGTAAGGTGTAATTGCGATTTGCAGTTGCACCAGTCATGATGATTGTAGATGTGAAAGCATTCAAAGGAGCTTTGAATTGCCATCCATTACGAGCAGCAGCAACTTCAGCAAAAGCAGCAACTACACCAGCTTCTTCAATCTCAATACCAGCTCCACCACCAGAACCAGCTCCACCACCATTGTTTAACAACATAGTAGGATCAGAAACTTCAACAACAGTTGAGTTTACAGTGGTAAGTGTTCCGTTAACAGTTAAGTCACCATTGATAGTAACTGCACCGCCGAAAGTTTTATCTCCATTGATAATCTGTCCACCTTCAGTCAGAACAAAGTCTGCAGAAGCAATAGAATTACCTGGATTTGGAATAGAATAAGTGATTGCCACAGCACGCGCTGGTTGAGCAACGTGAGAGACCACCATGATATTTGCATTTTGAACATATTCGTCGTCAACTTGATTACCAGTTGAAGGATATACAGGTAAGCGACCAGCAGTACCAGTAAAAACACCACCTGATACAGCAGCGGTATTAATTAAATCCCAAGCTGTGTCAAGAGCACCTGTTTTAAGATATGCAGTTCCAGTTGTTCCGTTGTTGTATTGGGCAATAGTACCGATGTTGGCCGATGTACCACCGCCAGCACTTGGCACTGCATCAACCTGCAATACTTCACATTCATTATTTGTGACTCTACCGATAATATTAGCCATTATTCCCTCACGACAGAAGGGGTTGTACCCATTCTATTTCTTAAAGATTGCGATTTTTTCATAAAATTCCCTATGTGTCCGTTTCTAAGGCTTCAATTTGCACCGAGCCAGTCCAGTAAGTAGTTGTAATTGCAGCAGATTTAACATATACCACAAGTTCTGATACGCCCATTGTATAGCTTACATTAAACCCATTGTCCGATTTATCTGTAAAATCGGTTTGCCATACCCTTTGAGCTTGGACGTTTGAGCCTTGACGGTAAAACAATCCAGATCTCTTAAAAGCAGCTCGACCAGAACCATCAGAAATACGACCTAAAATGTTGATTTCTACTTTAACTACCGAATTTTGATTAATAGGAATTGTATAAATAACCTCATTGGTATTTGAATTGGTAATGACCGAAAAAGTTGATTGTTGCAATCCAGAGCCAGCAAAACCAACATGTGACTTTTGATGAAAGTGTGAAAGCGGAGCCAAGATGTCCGGTCCTAAACCAAAACGACCTTGATCGTCAATTGTTGCTCTTTGTAAATTATTTGTTCTGATTCTTAATGGTTGAGAATCGATGGTGCCAAGGAAATTGATTGCTGGATTTGTTCCTGTATTTCCTTCTAAACGCCAAGAAACAGAGTTGACACTGTCAGCCTGTTCAGTTACAACGTAAAGAATACCTGTATCAGCATCTTGCTTGATAACTTGTGCGACAATACCACCAAGTGGGGTTGTTACCAGATTACCGCTTGCATCAGAGTAAAGATTTGTAAAAACTGGCCATGCTGAAGTATCTACTTCAAACATAAAACCAAAACAAGCTACTAATCCTGATTTGTTATTTGCAATTGCATCCCATGTGATACCAAAATTGACGTAAATGTTGGGGTCTGCGATTGCAACTTTAGGGAAAGCAGTTCCCATGCCATCAAGACGAACAACTTTAAGAGCGCCAATATTAACACCGGATTTGTTTTCAACTGTTTGGTTTGATGGTGCGTGTAGATCTCTACCTGCTAATCTGCTGTGTACTGACATTAGCCCACCGTAACCACATTGCCGTATTGATCTACGACAACTTCAGGTCCTGATTCGATATGAGTTTGACTGGCTGAATCCCAAGTCATAAGTTTTGTGCCAGCGGCATTTCGCTCATGTGTAAGAATACGATCAGGATTGAAAATCCGAACCATGTCCAGTTTTCCAGTGCTTGGATTTAAAACTAATTCTTCTCTATCAGAAGGTCTTTTTGGTTCAGCCATTAGATTGTTCCGCTCCCTTTATATAAGATTGCAGATCTGTTGTCGTTATAGCTAACGTCAATTTTTCTTACAAAAGCTCCTAATAGGTAAAATTCATATGTAATTGGAAAGTCTTCAATGTCTCGAATGATTCGAACTTCATCAAATTCATTTGGGCCAATTTGCTGTCCACCAGGCAGTACAGGAAATGGATTGGCCGCACTATAATTATTGCCTTGTTCATCGACAGGAAATGTGCGAATAGCCACAACAGGCTCTTGCTCATAAACTGCAGCAATGATATCTTTTTCAGTAGGTTTTGATTTCTTTTGATCAATGACTTTAATCGTAGCCATGTCAGCTACTGTGTAGCCTGATAGATCTTCACGAGAAAGAAACTCGCCAGTGGTTTTGATTGGTCCGACGAGAATTTTGGTAGGTGAAAGGACTCGTTTGATTTCGAGTTTAACTTCTTTGGTATTGGCTGGCTTGGTCAATGACGCTACGATGACTTGCTGTTTTACACGCATTCCATGAACGGACGCAACTGTAACGACCCCATCTGCTCCACCGTCTGCAATAAATGCGACTGGACCAATGGAATCCCATGATCTTTCGTTAGCCATACCAAACCTCAAACAGTCGACCCTTCGACTGCGTTTACCTTGCTTTTACTTGCCGAATTTTTCGATCAAGAAGGCCGCAATGCTAGCCAGTGCTGTAACTACCGCACTGATAGTTACAATGTGTGATTTAATCCACTCCTTAGCTTTAACAGGTTCTTCTAGCTTATCCAAGCGAGCTTCACTTTCTACAATCTTAAGCTCATTTTTTTCAATGGCTTGTTGATTGTCTTTGTGTAACTCTTGAAGTAAATCTGTACGTCTAATATGATGAGCGACGTCTTCAGTATTTCGACTGACGTCCTCTTTAAGCTCGCTAACATCCTGTTTAAGATTATCTAAATCAGCAGTTTGTTTAGCAAGCTCGATTCCGTGTTTTTTCTGATCTTCTCGAACTTCTTTAAGAAGCTCGAATACGATTTTTAAGTCCACTTTCGACATCCCCACTCCTTACTTAAAAGGAATCGCCCTTAATTAATTAAGGGAGATTAACCGCTCCACCTTCATCTTGTGCTCCGGCTTCATCAGAAGCATGAGTACCCATGTAGGTGATTTGGACTCGTGAAGTTGCTTTGGCATTTGCGCCAGTAGAATAATTGATTGGAATACAGTTTTGAACAATCATAACAGGAGGGTCATTTTGAGCACCTTGTCTGTCGATCATCGCCAAAGTGATAGTCTCAAGATTTAAAAGATCTTGAAGCTTAGGCATTTTGGGAAGAACGTGTCCACCATTACCAATGATTCGGAAACCCGAACAGTTGGCTGTAACAGCTTCGTATGATGTTTGAGTGATTTCAGCAGGACTGTAGCGACCCAAGATGTGGATTGCTTCAGCACCGATGTTAACTGCATAAGTACAAGAGTCGAAGATGCCGACAAGGACGTTGTCGACATAAACTTTTGCTCGCGCACCTGTAAAAACTTTTGCTTTTGCCATTTTCTATTTCTCCTTAAGATTACGCAGCACTTTGTACTTGGCTGATCTCGATGTTGATCGGGATGAACAAGATTGCTGTTGCAAGTTTGATTTCAACGCTTACTTCCATGATAGGACCGTTGATTTTGACTTTCGCGTTCTTGAAACCAAGAGGAGCGTCGTCAGAAGCTGCGATCAATTTTTGCTTTTTGTATTGGTCCATTTTAGAAGCCAAGAAAGCAATTGCAGTTGCAGCGTCAACATCAGCCAAAGACTGACCAACGAATGCAGTTTGGAAACTTTCAGCTAAATCAAGAGAAACCAAGTCAGCGGCGTAAACTGCTTGAATAGAGTTGTACACGAAGTTCGTGTCAATTCCATAAGTAGTTTGGTCACAAACCCATTTGCTTCCAACAACTGCTTTTTCCATGAACAACAAACCAGCATCAAGTGCTTGTTCAATGTCACCAGGAGAGCCAGAATCAAATCCAGACGGATCTTCGTAAGCGATAATGTTCGCAAACTTGTTAGTGATAGATTTGTAAAAACCAGCAGCTTGCATACCAGCAGCGATAGCTGCAGTGTGCCAAGGCAATTGATTAACAATTACACCTTGTGAGTTAGCTTGGCTAGTTTTCTGCATAGCCAAAGACACACGGTAGTGAGCCAATTGACCAGCGCGATCTTTTGCTTCAGAGTAAGTACCCCAGTAGCTCAAGAAAGCAGATCTGTGTTTTTTGATTTTAGGCGTGCTCATTTTAAGAACATGCGATTTAACCAAAGCATTTACAGAATCGATGGTATAAGTTGAACTTGAATCAGTCAAACCTTCAGCGATATCAGCAGAAGCATTACGAGAGAACAAAGGAATAACGAAATTTACGTTAACACCTTCAAGATCTGTAATTGCTTTAACGATATTAGCCGCAAGAGTTGCGCCTTTAGCTCCACCAGTCAAGAAAGCTTTAGAAGCCATAGTGTCTGGAAGACCTGCAGTTGCAGTTGGGATAAAATCCAATACGTTTGATTGGCTCAATTGTTTTTCTACGTTAGCAGCACCTTTTTTGATACGGCCAGGTTTAAGAGCAGCTTCAGTTGATGCAATGCCGATAGCAGAAACATTGTCCAGCATAACTGGGCTAGTTTGAGTAGAAGCAGGATTAACCGATGCAGTGTAACCAGTTTGTGAACTGATGTAAGAAGCTAGATCAGCAAGGGTATTGTATTGATTTAATTGAATGCTCAAGTTTGCACCAGAACCACCAGTTACAGTAGTAGTCAACAAGCTATCAGTGATAGAGATTGTTGCAGTTGTACCAGCGTATCCGATTTCCATTGCGATTTCAGCAACAGCAACGAAAGATTCGTTGACGTTTGTGTCAGCGCGATTGATATCAATTTGTTGTTCAGGTTCAGCAGAAGAAACAGTCAAACCAGCATCGTGACCAAGAGCGGCAAGGTCAGAAGAGTTGTCAACTAATTCAAAAGATTTACCCCATCCTTTTTGAGCTGCAGCAGCATCAACTGCCATAGTCAATTTGAAAGAATCAGGAGCAGAACCAGCCGAAGCTACAATACCAGCAGGCAATTTGCTGTTAAGTTCAATGATTAAATTAGCGATGTTGTTATGATCTCCAGCAACTGCACTCAAAGTAACAGTGTTAGAAGCCAAACCATTTAATCGGATTTGGAATTCAGCACCATTTAAAGCCGCGCCAAAAGATGGAATAGTACCACCAGAGATTTCAGGAGCAACTTCAGCTTGAGCTTGAGAAACTTGATATGAATATTTATTACCATCAAGACCAGAGTTTTTATCTCTCAAAGTTCCATAAGCTGTAGCAAGAGTTGCTTGGGCTTTAGAAGTTTGGTTAGTCTGAGCGATGTAAATACGATTAGGTGCGCCAGTGATATTTGCATCAGAGCTAGCCGAAGACAATGCTCTAAAAGCATCAACGATTGGACCGCTAATGTATTTCTTTTGGACTTGGGCAAGTTGATCAGGAGTGTAGAAGTTATCCTTCAACACATCACCATTTGCGTTGTCGATGCCTTTAACGGCAGCTCCACCAGAAGCCTCACCGATAATTACGATGTTACCTGAACTAGCAACGCCAACAGGGGTTGATTTGACTTCAACGTCAAAGTACGAACCAGGTCTGTTAGTATTTACGAATGAGGTTGTGACTCTTTGTGCCATTGTTTATATTCTCCTTGCCTTAAATCTTGTATCCGAAGTGTGTTACACCTTCGTTGAATTTTTCTTTTGTCGCCATGCCCACCGCTTTAAGGTGTAACCAGATAACATTTTCGATTTCTGGAGCTAGGTTTAACTTACGCTTCAATCCAACGAAATATTTTCTGAATTCTTCTCGCGAATCTTCAGTCAGCATTTTTTTACTGACCTTTGCTTCATGAGTTGCTCTTCGCATTTCTGCAGGAGTAAGCTCTTTAGCTTCTTCCTTTTTTTCTTGCTTAGCCATTATTTACCAGCCTTGGGAGCAATGCCCATCAGTTTTTCAACTGCTTTGTTTTTTTCCATTTGCAACTTAGGTTGAGCTTTAATTTTCTCAGCCGGAGTTGGTGCAGGTGCAGCGCCTGACATTTTTTCTGCAGCGCGAGCGTCAGAGGTAGGGACGCCAGCTTTTTTCATTTTACGAGCCAACATGAATTTCTTCAGACTTGGTTCTTTTTGTTTTGTTGAGATAGACTCAGATTTGGCAAAAGGTGGAGCTTTGTTTTCTTTTTTCGCGTCAGGTTTCTCTTCAGTTGCAGCTTTAATTGCTTCTTTTGGATCTTTGGCATCTGACGCTTCTCCTGCAGGTTTTGCAGCAGCAGCGATCTTAGCTTTGTGTTCAGCAGGTTCACCGGCTTCTCCATCTCCATCGAGATCTTCGCCAGAGTTTTCTTCTTGTGCTTCAATAGCATCGTCGCCATCAATGTCGCCGTCGCCGTCTTTATCAGCAGATTCAATACCAGCTTTTTTAGCTTTTTTGTTTTTTTCACCATGAGCGCCAGAGTTTTCAATATCGGCGTTAGCAAGATATTCAGGAGCTTCAGCTTCGTCGTTGTGTGGTTCTTCACCAGCTTCAACTTCGTGAGAGGTGTTGGATTTAAACAAGTTGCTTTCTTTAAGAAGCTCATGTGTGCGCTTAAGGATAGCTTGAGCTACCTCAACCGGAGTGTAAAACTTCTCTTCATTCTTTTTATTGGCCATATTTTAACCTCAAATATCTTTTCTCTACATACCTAAAGATTGCCATTTTCGCAATATTTTATGGTATACGTCGAAGGGATTACTTGCCTTTCCTCTTCATAAACTTTTTAAGCTTGATTACGCCTTTTTCCTGTGATTTCGCACCTTTAGACTTATTAACAACACCAGTTTTTCCAGCAGAAGGAACTTTATCAGGGTCTACCTGAGCATTGTAATTTCCGTCCAAAACATCCCGAACGACTTCTTGGGCTACATTTTTTGAACCTTTTTCCAATGCAGCAGCAACCATTTTATGAATAGCTTTTTTCAGTGTTTGGAATTCTTCTTCGGTGTATGTTTTCATAATTCTAAAGATTGCTATTTTGGTCTACTCATCGTCGATGGTAACCCAAATATCATTCTCCTCTTTAATGGATAAAGGTGCGTCTTTACTCAGGATTTTGATGCCTGACTCCAATACTACACCTTCGCCTCGATCAGGGTTGTTCAAATCAACAGCTTCAATAAAGCGTTTCGGTGTCTTAATCCAGCTCTCCTCAACTTGGCCTGTCAAAGTAATCCAACGAGAGAAGACATTTTCTTCACCCATAGAATCGTTTCTGATCATTTCAGTCGATGTAAGATTAGATAATTGGAAATTGTTGTATTCAAGTAAACCTTCGCGATATCGAAATAGAGAGTATTTGATCACTCCATAAAGGAAGATCAAAGTCGATGGGTCTCCATGAACGTGACAACCAATGTTGTATTGTTCTTGAGATGTAGCGCGTTCGCGACGTGCTTTGTAAAGATGATATCGAGGGATGATGCAAAGCTCACCCTTTGGAAGTTTGGTGCCAGCGGCTACAAATAGGCCGTGGTTTCCACCTTTGCCATTGATAGTCCATGCACCACCAGTTTTTGGGTCAAGCAAAAGCATGCCTTTGTCTAGATAGCGATATTCTTCAATTGATTCTGGAATCTCTAAAAGTCCAGTGACTTTGTCATAAGATACAGCTTTAAAAGGAGCAACTAGATACTTGATCGGTTTTCCAATTTCATTTGCATCATACTCTTCAAATTCAACCGATTGGTCACCAAGGGTAGCCAATGCTTTGTCTTCTGTGGATGCACCGATAGAAATGGTCACGCAAGGATAATTCATTTTGTCCACGCGCTGACTCATATAGATGTCAATTTTATTGTTAAGGATAAACTCTTTGGCTCGTGCGATCTCTTTGGCACCATAAACACGAGCAAGGATAGGGTTTTCAATTAAAGAACTGAAAACGTCTTCAATCAACCATGGATTTTTACGCATATCATCAAGGCCAAGCTCTACCGCTGCCTTAATGACTAAATCGCCTTGAAAAATTCCGTTGATATCTGACATACTTATCCTTTACCGTACTTTTCAAATACAGCAGGGAGAATTTCTCGCTCCCAAGTTTGCATAGCCCATTCGAAGGCCTTATCCATAAGCTTACTACCTGGACGTCCAGGATGTACCCATGCACCTTCGTTGCGTGATTTCTCGCTGATTACACGGAAAGTCATCACGTCTTTTTTAACAGTTCCAAGACCTTTTGAAAGTAAATGTCTGGCTCTGTCTTTGTTTTCGACTCGAACGCCTTGTTGGTCGTAAACATTTTGATAAACCGCAACGCCAGCAGTAAGCGAGCCTTTGTGGGTATCTTTTTGAGCAAGAGGTCTGGCAGTGTTTAGGTTGAATGAGTGTAAACGACCTAATCGTGGACTACCGTCTTCATCTTTCTCAATTTTTTTCCAGCTAACGCCTTTTTTCTTAAGCGCATACTGAATCTCTTTTGCTAAATCATATGCTTTTGGGGATTGTTCGCTTGGATTCTTGTTGTGTTCAAATGGAATAATCGCATATTTACCATTCTTACCAGAGCGGCTTGATTTACCATTCAACAATTCTTCCATGAATCCAGCCTTACGGCCTTCTTCAATCCACATTGCAGGTTCTTTTAAAGTAACAATCCAAAAATTAGGAGCTGGGTTTGAAAACTCAACATTTTCCTTATACATTTTTTGGAGGCTAGACAAATTCTCACCGGCAAGCTCAAGCGTTTTTGCATGAGTCATGTTGGCAAGGTTTTCAACAGACTTCGTTAAATCACCCTTGACTTCTTCTTTTAAAGAGCCAAATTGATCTGCAAGTCTGTCTGTGTCTACATAAAATCTTAAATTACTCATCGTCTTGACTTGCCTGATTCGCCTGATGGGTTGGTCTTCCACCCATGTATGGTTTATGCGATTTGTGTTTTACACTATTTCTCGCATGATGTTGCGGCTTTTTCTTGGCTTGACTAGCGGTGTGGTTAACTGCAATGGGGTCGCCATCGTAATCTTTGACCATACCTTTAGTACCTTGTCTCCACATTTCTTTTCCAGTTCGACCATCAACAACCTTGATTTTGCCATTTTTTCTGGCACCAATAGATTCTTGTGGTTTTGGAATATGTTTTGTCGCCCTATCAGGCAGGCTCATTGGACTCTTTGGAGCCTGCCCACCTACTTTTTTGCAGGTGGAGGTCCTTTTTTGTCCGAAGGAGCAGCTTCTTTAGCAGAAGGGTCAGCTTCTGTGTCGTCTTCGCCTTCTTCTTCGTTTGGCATGTCTTCAGTTGGGTCTTCACCCATATCTTCAGCGCCAGCTTCAGGCATACTATCTTCCAAACCTTGATTTGCTTCTTGATCAGCCATGTCTTGCTCAGGAGCAAAACCAAGTTTCTTGGCCATAGAGATCATAGATCGCAACATAGTAAGTGTTGCATCGTATAATGCAGGATTGGTATCACGCGCTTCTTCAAGCATGTGTTTGTTTTCTTTGAATGCAAGCAATGCATTGGCAATATCAGATTTTAATTCATCATCAAGAGCTTCATCACTACCGTTGCCCATGTCATCTGATTCTTCATCAGAGCCATCTTCTTGCATGTCACCATGAATCATAGAAGCAACTGGGTCTTCACCATCATCTTGTGATGGGTCAGCAATGTCTTCATCAGATAATTCTTGATCTGCATCTTCACCATCAGCTTGATCAGCATCCATTTCAGG